GCGTCAGGCCGCCGCTGATGCTGTCTACCGCCACCCGCATGCGGGCGGCAGTGTCGGGCTGCATTTGGCCCATGGTGCGGGTCAGGGATTGCACCGCCATGCGCATGGCCTCGATGGCCTCGATCAGCTCGCCGGTGGCGTTGACCGGCAGCGCCTCGGCCCGCAGCTCGGCGTTGGTCAAGCCAGTTTGCGCGGGAAAGTTGCTGACGGTGAGGTCGCCAGAAACCGGCACGGCGCTGGCGCGCAGCTGGGCATCAGTGAGGCCAGTTTGCGCCGGGAAGTTGTCGACCGACAGGCTGCCGGCCACGGGCATGGGGTTGCTGCCGCTGAGGTCGCCGTCGTTGACGCCATCGGCGCCCAGGGTGAGCTTGACGCGCTGCCATTTGACGCCGGCAATGTCGTCAGCAGCGGCAATGTCGCCGCCGGCGCCGGGGTTGAGTTGGGTGTTGTCTGCCATTTTTTAGTAAGCGTGGGTGGTGACGGTTTGCAGGATCTCGCCGTCAGCCGAGCGCTCGACCTTTTGGGTGCTGGTTTTGGGGCCGTTGACTTGAGCCGCCGGCAGCAGGGCCTCCACATTGACCTGGGGCGCGGCCACGTGGATGATGGGGGCGGCCACGTTGACCACCGGGGCGGCTTGCTCGGGCAGGTTGATGATGATGGGCATGTCGCGCTCCAGCAGGGTTTGGGCGGTGTCGGCAAAAGCGCGCAGCATGGGCTCGGCAGCGGTGATGATGGCGCGCTCCATGGCGGCGCCGGTGACGTCGACCTGCACCAGGGCGGCAGGGGTTTGGCGCTGCTGGGTTTGGGCCTGCACCAGGTCGCGCAGCAGGTCGAGCTGGCGGTCCAGCTGCAGGTCGCGTGCCGGGGCGGGCTCGGCTGGGGCGGCCGGAGCATTGGCCTGGCTGCCGGCCTGGGTGGCGCCGGGCGTGGCCTCGTAGGCCGTGAGGGTGATGTTGTAGCTGGTGGCCAGCTTTTGCGCGGCGGCGATCTTGGCCAGGGTGTCGTCAAAGTCGTAGCCCATTTGGGCGGCCAGGTCTTGCGGGGCAATCAGGCCGGCGCGCACGCTCAAGATTTTGGCCTCCATGTCGCTCTTGGGGTCGACCCATTCCCAGCGGCGTGGCTGCCATTCGTGCTGGGCAAATTTGGCAATCTTGGCGGCTGGCAGGGCCGAGCCGTTGGGCATGGTAATGCTGCCGGTGAGCAAAGCGCTTTGCAGCCAGACCTGGTACAGCGGCTCCAGAAAGGCGCCGATAAACCAGGTTTGATCAGCGGCCCAGCGGTCGCGCTCTTCCAGGGTGCCGGATCTGATGCTGGAGAAGCTGACGCCCTCCAGGTCATTGGCCAGGCTGTGGTAAGCCACGCGCCAGCCGCTGGCGATGCGTTGCAAGGTGACTTTGACGAAAGGCCCAAAGTTGTCGGACGGGTATTTGCTGTCGAAGGCTTGGAAGCTGACGCCGGCCGGCAATGTATCGAAGGTGCCAGGCTGGCTGGTGGTGATGGCCTGGCCGGTTTCGTCGGCACTGCCAATGGGGTTGACGCCTTCGGGGGTGGTGAAAAAGCCAAAGTGGTTGGCGCCGTGCTCGGCGGCCAGCAGGGCGGCCAACTTGAAGCCGCCCAGGTGGTGCAGCGACAACATGCCGGGGGCCATCCAGGGGATGCCACGGGCCTGGCTTGCGGTGTCGATCTTAAAGCGGTGAATCACCTCGCTCATGGGCACGCGGCTGCGGGTGCGGCCGCTGCGTTGGCCGTCGTTGGGGTGCGCGTCAAACAGGTGCAGGGCCACGGGGCGGCCATAGCTGTCACGCTCCACGCCCATGATGATGTGGTTGCCAGTACCGGTGGCGGTGGTGTTGTAGCTGGTGTCTACGCGGTCCACGTCGATCAGCTGCACGGCCAGCTGGTACTTGTTGCCGGCGTCAGCACCGCGCACTAGGCGCACCAAAAATTCACCGTCGCACGGCAAGCCGCCCACCAGGGTGTCGCACAGGTCTTTGAGGCTTTGGGTGCCGGTGATGTCGGCGGCGCGGCTCCAGTCGGCCCAGGCGGCCTCGATGGCGGCGCTGGCCAGGCGGTCGGGCACGCCGGGGCGGTCTTCAATGCGGACCTGCAGGCGAATGCCGTCGGGGCCGATGACGTTGTTTTGCACCATGCCAACGAACTTTTTGGCGTAGTCGTTGTTTTTGACCAGGTCGCGGCCGCGCATGCGCAGGGCGTCCAGGTCGGTGCGCAGCTCTTCGTTGATGCTGGCCGAGGTGGCCATCCAGTTGCTGGTGAGGCGGTTGATGCGGGCGGCGTCAAAGCGGCGCAGCTGCGGGGCTTTGGCCGGCTGGGCGTTGAGCCAGCCGGCCAGGGCGGCGGCGGTGCGGCGCAGGCGGTGGCCTAGACGGATGGCAAGGCCGGCGGGCGGTGTGGCAATCATGCGGGTGTGGCCCTGGTGCTGCCCGGTTAGTACGGGGCTTGGAATCGGGTGTAGACGCGGCGCTGGTCGGGCAGGCCGGCGGCTGCGCGGCTGGCGGCGGTTTCGCGCTGCACTTCGGCGCTGAGGTGGCTTTTGAGCTGGATGAGCTCAGGGATGCTGAGGCGCTTAAGGCGCCGGCCGGCAATCTCGTACTCGGCCGCCTCTAAATTGGCGCTGTTGGCCATGTAGGCCACCACTTGGTCCAGGCTCTTGCGGGCAGAGCTGCGGCCGTCGGTGGCGCTGGCAAAGCTGGGCTGCACGGTGAACTGGCCGCTGCCCACGGTGAACACCTCGCCGGCGTTGGCCACCTGGGCGCGCCAGTCGTACAGGCCAGGCACCCAGGCGCTGGTGCTGCCTGCGGCCACGGTGACGGCAAAGTCAGCGCCGCTGGCGGTGGCGCCAAAGGTGTAGCGGCTGGCGGCGTTGACCAGGGTGTAGCTGAGCGCCCAGCCGTCTGTGGCTGGGTAGTCGGCCAGCGACTTAAGCCATTTGGCGGTGTCGCCCGCAACAATAACGGCGGGCTCGGTGGTGGGGATGGATGCGGCCATGTCCAGCCATTGGGCCGCAGGCGGGGTGACAAAAACAAGCCAAAAATGTCACCTGCTCTTTTTTGGGTTTGGGTTACTTGGTTTTAGGTTACTTGGTTTTGACAATGCGGATGACGTGGCGGATGCTGACGCCCTCAACCCGGGCGATTTCGTCCAGCCGCTTGTTGGTGAGGTAGGCGCGGTGGATGCGGCTGTTGCGCGCGCCCTTTTGCTCGGACGGCCTGCCCCACATGGCCAGGGCCTCGGCCTGGATGCGCTCGGCGGTGGCAGCGTCCAGCGCCTGCTGGTTTTTGGCCAGGGCCTCGGTGACGCGCCGCAGCACGTCGCAGATGATGTCGTTGTTGGGCTGTTTGTTGACCATGGGTTACCAGGAGCGGGGTTGATTGGCTGGGCGGGCTGGGTTGAAGGGGTTGATCTTGAGCGGTGGGGGTTTGGGGGTGATGGGGGTAATGGGGGTTGGGGTGACTGAGGTAGCGGTGGTGGCGGCCGGGCCAGGCGCCTGCAGCCGTGCCTCCAGCTTGTCCCAGTCGGCCTTGGTGAAGCGGTGCAGCCGCAGCTCGGGGTGGTGAGCGGCGGCGTAGGCATACACCCAGGTGTCCAGCGCCTCGTTGCGGGCGCCCCGGCGGTTGATGAAGCGGTTTTTGGCGGGGTCGTAGGTCTCGCTGACCAGGCCGGGGAAATAGTCGCTGGGCAGCTGGTCGCTGAAGTGGGTGCCCCGGGTCTCGGGGGTTTTGTCGGCGTCGGTGCTGAGGCGGCTGTAGAGCCAGTGCTTGGCGGCCACGGTGCCGACCTGGTAGACCATGACGCCGCGCTTGTCAGAGCGGCCGCGCCAGTCCACATCCACCAGCTTGCCTTTGCTGAGGATGGGCGCGTTGTTGGGCACGGCGCCAAAGATGGCCATGGGCCGGCGCACGCGGCGGCTGCGGGCGTAGTTTTTGACATCCTCGGTGCGGTGGCCGCCGGCGTCATTCGCCATGGCCTCGATGCGCATCAGGGCGCCGCTGGCGTGCTGGATCGGGCTGGTGAGCAGCTCGGTCAGCGCGGTCCAGACCTCGTCATTGGCCGGGTCGCCGGGCAGCTCGACATAGTCCAGCACCCAAAAGGCCAGGCCCCGGCCCCAGCCGACGATCTGCACCGCCAGGCGGTTGTCTTGGGTGTCGATGCCGGCGGTGATGGCCAGCACGCCGGGCGGGGCGGTGCGCAGGGGGTAGGGCTCGGCCCGGTCGGCAATGGCGTTGTGTTTGACGGCGCGCATGGCGGCGTCTTCCCAGGGTTCGGCCAGGCGGTCGTTGACAAAGGTTTTGAGGCGGGCGGGTTCGTTTTGCACCTCGCGCCAGGTCTCGATCAGGTCGAGCCAGCGCGGGCCCAGGCCAAACTGGTAGTACAGGCAGTTGATGTGGTAGCCGCGAGTTTTGGCGCCGGGGTTGTGGGCCACCCACTGGCCGGCGGCAATCATGGCGGTCTTGTGGTGCTCGTCAATGCTGGCGCCGCACTCTTGGCACACGTACCAGGCCTGGCTGGCGTCGGGCGTCCAGTGCAGGCCGGCCCACTGCAGGTGCTGCAGGTGACCGCAGTGCGGGCAAGGCACGTGGTAGCGGCGCTGGTCGCTTTTAAGGTAAAGCTGCTCGATGCGGCTGAGGCCTTTGATCTGCGGGGTGCTGATGTAGAGGCTTTTGCTGGTGGCGGGAAAGGCGCTGGTGCGGCCCTTGAGCATTTCCAGCGGGTCGTCGCCGCCGTGCAGGTTGTTGGCAAACTCGTCCACCTCGTCCACGATCATGGTGCGCACGGTGGTGCTTTTGAGGCGGCTGGGGCTGCCGGCGTGCTCCAGGTAAAGCTGGCCTCCCTGAAAATCCTTAAACGTGCGGGTGTTGGCGCTGTCGCGGCTGGCGACGCTGGTGAGGGCTTTTTTCACCACCGGCGATTCGTCCACCATGGGGTTGAGCTTTTGCGCCACCCATTTGTTCATAGACACCTCGCCCGGCAGGCAGACCATGACCGGGCCGGGGTCGTGGTCCATGACGTAGCCGAGCACGTTGATGGCGACTTCGGTTTTGCCGAACTGGATGGGGAACATGAGCACGCATTCGCGCACGGTGCTGCGCGAGCTGAGGCAGTCCATGGGCTCGCGCAGTGGTGGGTTGTTGGCGGTGAGCCACTGGCCGGCGGCGGCGCTGCCCTTGGCGCTGATGCGGCGGTGCTGGTCAGCCCAGGCGCTGACGCTGATGGCTTTGCGCGGCGCCACCGACCGGGCCAGCGCCTTAAAGCCAAGCCGGCGCGGGCTGGCGTAGGGGCTAGGGGTGGCCTCGGTCAGGTCGTTGGCCATCATGGGCTGGCCGCGCGGGCAAAGTGGTCGGTCAGGTCTGCCAGGATGCGCTCGGTCTGCTCTTGCAGGGCGCTGCGGATGGTGGCCTCGTCGCGCCCGGCCAGCTGGGGCGGCAGGATGCTGTGCCAGCGCTCCAGCTTTTGCCGCAGATCGGTGCCG